AAGAATATAATAGCTGTTGAATCACCCATACCTAAGTCCCACGATGTATGGACTTCTAATCTAGGTTCATGAGGTACTTCTTTTATTCGTTCTTCAGCTAATGCTTTAGCCATTAAGCTACCATAATAAGAACCAACTAATGGAGCATCAAAACTGCAAAAAAATTCTTGTTGGATTAATTCTTCAGGCATTCCTGCGCTACGTTCATCTTCTATAGCTTCAGCAGGAACAGCACTCGTATCATCAACACTTAATTTTTCACAGAACCATTTGTCATTTCTAGAAGCCATATTAAATAAATCGTATCCGTGATTTCTACCTCTAGCGGTATAAATAAAAACCGCCCATCCTCCATTCTCTGCCAAGATGGGACGAACGAGATCCCAGGCCCGCGGATCCTGAAGACTGAATTCTGAGAAGATGACTCCAATGGGGTTTGATCCCACCAAGCGGTCAACGTTATCTGTTCCAACAACCTGGTAAATGGACCCATTCTTAAGTTCCAATCTCATGTCTGTATTGTTTACAGAGGCCCAAAGTTCTTTTGGAAAATGTTCTAGAAACCCTCTTCCTGCTTTTGTCATCCCATCCCATACAATTTTTCTTCCTTGGTTGTATGTGGGTAACAAGTGCCAATATAAACCTCTTCTTTGCAAAGCTGCTGTGACACACCAATTGACTGATAGTAAGTCTTTACCTGCTCTTCTGTGCCATACTGCAACTGCACGTTTACCACCTTTTTCTAAAAAATTCCAAAGGTCTTTTTGGTAATCACGCGGTCGCCAGTCGTGTGGGACCGATATTTCCATAAATTACTTTTCTTCTTCTGCAAATTGCACAAGATTAACTTTTAATCCACCATCAAGATTAGCATCCATTTCGATAGCTTTTCTTTTTGGTGCAATATATTGTGCGAGTTCCTTATTTGCTTGAAATCTTAATTCAGGAGTATTGCTATTATCCATGGAAATATTAGCTAATGCTTCAATAGGATCGCAGCCAAGTTGTTCTAACTTAGCTTGTACAGCTTTAGTTTTTTCTCCTAAAGAACCTTTCGGTCTACCTGCACCTGATCTAAATCCGCCTGCTCCTTGTGTACTCATTAAAATATTATTGCTCCTAATATAAATGCTCCTACTATTACTGCATAAATGTATTTACTCTTTAGACAGCAGTTCAGGCACTGTTGGCATACTAGTTTTAGTTCCTTTAACATATTCCTCCTCTAACGTTTCAAATGTTGCAACGTTGTTATCATTTAGTATTACTTGTTTCTTTGCTTCCTCAAAACTGGGAGCTTCAAGAAACATAACACGTACATTCGCCATCATATCAGGCTTTTCCATTATACGCACTTTCCATTGCATAGTAAACTATATATTCTATATAATAGTATATATACACTTTTAATTATTAGTATATTATATTTATTAGCCTCTACAGTCGAACTAGAAAACTTTTTTTGTTTTTCTTCTACTATAGTGTCCCTTTATTAATTTGTCCGCTTAGGCATTTTATCCGTTAGCAAAAACGCCCCCTACCATAATACGCAACATGCATACATGTATTTCGTGAAGTTCTCTTTTATACACCAGGTTGAAATATAGTGAAATATTTTGTTGGAGAAAAAACGTTTTTACTCTTTATATTACTTCTTGATTCAATAATCAATAATAACATTTATATATATAAAAATTATATATAATAAATAGTAATAATAAATATATATAATAAATACTACTAATTAATATTCATAAATTATATTTATATAAATTTGATAAGGAGAGAGTAGTGTTATTTGATACATTTTGATTATTAATTAAATTATTCGTTGAAATAACTTGTAATATTTTGTTACTAAAAAATTAAAAATATTTGTTTACAAAACGAATAAAATAAAATATATTGATTTTGATTATATAAAAAAAATATAATTGTTGATTTAATAGGAGAAATAAAATGAAAAAATCTATGAAGATTTATCATTTTAATATCGATGAATCAACTTTGGATGTAAAAACTACTCCACAAATAACATCAATTTATAAAATTGTGTTAAAAAATGGAGAGTTGGAGATATCGGAAGATAATTTGAAAAAATTATTGGAAGAAGGTAAAAAAGATGGAGTTTTAAAAACTCGTCAATCTTCTGCAAGAATTTTTCAATATTATAAAAATGTGATGATATCTGATGGATTTCTGAAGGTGAAATCTGAAGAAATATCCGAAGTTGTTCAAGATGTTGTAAATGCATAAATAAAAATGAAGAATCCCCGTGAGAAATTGCGGGGATTTTTTTTATATAACTACGATTTCATTAAGACGAATGTAGCTTGAGCTATAACGGAATAATACTAGTTATATTAATTTATCTGTTCACCGAATTAAATTTATAAAATATATATATAAAGAATTATTTAAAAAAATAATAAGAGAGGAGGTGCTGTGAAAGTAAAGAAAACGATTCAAATCGAAGTAGAATATAATATCGAAGATAGTATTTCAGATATTGATTTTACGAGAGTTGAAAATTTCGACAATTTTAACTTTGATGATAGCGTAGATATATTATCTGTTAAAGAATCGAAAGTTGAAACGGAAGGTACAATAACGATTTCAATTAATGAAAAAGAAGAGTCGGCGTTAAAATCTTACGATTGTGGATTTACGAACGAACTAAAAAAATCACTTCTTAATAAATTAGTTGGAAGAATGTGCTTAGAGTTAAACAAGGAGATGTAATGAACACAAGAAGCAAAGAATATATTCCTGTTCATTTTTTAGTAGATATGCCGAACAATAAAAGAACGGCTAATTTTATTAAAGAAATGAAGAAGTTTCTAAACACGAAACGATACGGAATAAGACTGAGAGGTAGAGGTCCTCGTAAGAAATATGGAGCTGGACCTGAATCTATCTCATTAAAACTTGCCGAACGGGTATCTGTTTATGTATACCAGAAGACGCAAGACATCAACAATCCTGACTTCGCTATAAGGAAGTTCTGGAAGATTCGTAATTTAGCGGACGATTTAGTTAAGGAGGCAACGCCATTATGAAAATAAAAGTTGTTGCAATTGTTGATACAGGAGACGACGAAGATATAGTATACGACGGATTATCTATGGAAAATTCAGTTGGATTACTAGGAACTGTCGTTGATTGGAATGTAGAATATAATGTGAAAGAAACGGAGGTAGAAAAATGTCCCACTTCTTAGGCAAAGTCGTCAAATTAATAAAGACGCATAAACCAAAAGATGAAGGAGAGAAAGATATGCTGAAAAGGTTTGAAGACCATACTACAGTATTTATTCGACTAGAAACAATATTGGAGTCGAAACCAAGACAACCAATACAATTACCACTTTTTAAACACTAACTCTCCTAGTAGCTCCCTGTATAGATTACTATATAGGGAGTTTTAAACAATTTTTTAAAAAAAACAAGCTAAAGTTACTAATATACCAATAACTGATGTACTCAGATGCAAAATTATCATTGATATTCTTATTAAATATTCATTATTGGTATTATATATTGGGACTAACGGAATTATTGGGCCCGTTAATAATAATCCGTTTACAATAGTTATTATTCATTATATATCTAGAAATATATTAATTACGAGGTAAAATTATGAAGCAATATATGTTTTATCTAGCTATAATTGGTATACCTGTAGCACTTATGTTCTTCTTAGGATATATCGGCTACTTGATGCAATAACGCAAGAGAGGAGAAAAGCGTATGACTGCAAACGTCGAAACAATGGCTTATGCTGGACAGGTGCCTTGGCACGGTCTCGGACACAAGGTTGGTGAGGATGTTACTCCAGAGCAAATGGAGTTAGTAGCAGGTCTTGATTGGAAAGTTAATAAAGTTCCGTTTCAGAACCCTGTTACTGGAGAACAATCCGATTCTTACTTTGTATTAGTTCGTGATTCGGATGGTAAGGAACTAAGTCCGTGTGGTCATCAGTACGTTCCTGTGCAAAACAGACAAGCGCTTGGATTCTTCAAGAAGTTCACCGATTCTGGTGATATGACTCTCGAAACTGCGGGTTCACTTGACGGAGGACGAAGAATATTCGTATTAGCGAAGACTTCTGAGTCATTCTCCATTAAGGGTAAAGACAAAGTAGATTCTTATTTACTTTGTTATCATCCGCATATTTGGGGTCAGTCGCTTAGGATTATGTGGACTCCTATTCGTGTCGTATGTCAAAATACTTTGACGATGGCACTGGATAGTAAACAATCCGAGTTCCGAATGCCACACGTTCAAGAATTTGACGTCGGTGTTCAGTTTCAAGCTGAAAAGGCTCTCGGGTTAGCTCATAACAGAATGGAGACATTCAAAGAGCAAGCTGAACTATTATCTTCCAAAGAATTCACAGATAAACAACTGTGGAAATATTGGATTGCATTATTTCAGCCATCTCTTAAAAATGAGCCGAATCCAACACCTGAAATGTTTAGTCGCACTCTTGAGTATTTGAATCAAGTTATTCATACTCAACCGGGATCGACGGTCGCTAAGAATACGTGGTGGCAAGCTTTAAATGCCGTTACGTATTATATGGACCATCAATCAGGACGTGATCGTGATGCTACAATGACTTCAGTATGGCTAGGTCAGAAAGCCGCGTTAAAAAGACGCGCATTAGATTCTGCTGTTCAATTAGCACAGAATTAATAAAACCGTGATTCGGGGCTAAAATGGCCCCGATTCGCATACTTTCCCGCCTCATAGATGACCATAGATTAACGATTTAATACTTTTATGATAGATACTATGTATGAAATTAATCCGTTTACAAATGATTTTAAAGTGATATTATAATTTAATAACTAGAGAGGACAACATGAAGAAATATATGATAATCGAGCCTGGTCTTACTTACCTTAAAAAGTTTCAAATCATTACTGAAACAAAATTAATTAAAGCTAAAAAAGACTTCGGGTGGACTAAAGACTACCAACCATTTACATATACTAATGACGCAGAAAAGTTATCTGGCTGGTATGAGTTTAAATCGGAAAAGTTACATAATAATTAATTTATCCGTTTACAATTAAATTTATATATAATATAATGAATATAAATCTGACGGAGATTTAGTAAGCTCTTAGATTAAGACAGCGAGGCCGAAAGGCGTCAAGTCACGTCACTGTTGCGAATGCTCAAACGGTTCGTGAGCTTACATGTGCCAGACCCTGTGGATGATTAGTGAGGCCGCGGATCCGTAAATCCTAGCTTCCACCGCGTCTGGTTTTAATTTTAGAGAGGAGAAAATATGGCGCACATTAAACCAACAAAAAATGCTAAAGATATTGGATACGGGTTTAAGGTTAAATATATGTGTCAAGTAGCGAAAAGATACATGTGGGTTTATTATGCTAAA